GGTACTAATGCTATACACAGAAACGCTTACACTGGTGTTGCTTATGACATACCTGTAGGTGTTCATGGTGGAGCATTCCCTTATGGTTTTGAGCTAACTTCCGCCCCTGTAGGCATGACTATAGGGGAGAATTACTCAGCCTCAGACCCCTCGGACAGCTATGGACGCATTACATGGGCAACACCTACAGCGGGTAATCATGTAATCACAGTGCGGGTAACAGACCAAGCAGGTACTGTTATCACATCGACATGGACACTTGTTGTAGGTACAGCCAACTGGGTATTTGTAGACGGCTCAGCAGGTACAGGCGGGGACGGTAGCATAGGAAGTCCTTATGACTCGCTGGACGATGTTCTTACAGGACACGCAGGAGAGCTATGCTACATCAGAGGAAGCACACTAACGCTGACAAGCAACTTCCAACTTAACACAGGTACACCTGTAGCTCTTATAGGCTACCCTTCAGAGACTGCTGATATTGCAATGACGGACGGTTGGTTTGTTATTTCAGCGTTAGATGATGGGGCATTTAAGAATCTGACACTACGTCACTTGAACATGACAGGAGCAACGCAGGACAGGAAGTGTATCTCTCAGCTAAATGTTCAAGACCGTAACTCATTTACTGACCTAACAATCACAAACTTTGAGTATGGCGCTGACGGAAACAACAACGGTGCGGTGTTCACCTCGACTGGAGCTATAAACAACAACCAGTTTATCCACAACTGGGATGTGCAAGCATCTAATATGTCTACTGTGATACAGGTGTTTAAACACAGAAACTCCCTTATCCAAAAAATAGACGTAAGCAACACTACCTTTAACTCAGGATCAGGCTCATCCAACGGAGGGGCTATTAAGTTAAAAGACGGGTGGAGTGATCTGACAATAAGGCTTTGTGAGCTGTGGGATAACAACACATGGTCTTCAGTAAGTAGCTGTATAGAAGTAGCAGGGCAAGACCAAAGCTCGTTAGGTATTGATGCAACTGATATATGTTATAACACGTTGTACCAGCCTTCTACGGCAAACCAGAATGGTTGCTTCAGAATGTACACCCAGAATCAATCTCCTGCCATTACGAACACTCACGTATACAGAAACAGCTTACGTGCAGATGTAGGGGAAGATGCTGAATGGTCTAACGGGCTGTTTACAGGCATGACACACACCTACGAAAAGAACGTAGTAGAGAACGGTACACTGCGTGATGACGGGGACGGAGCAGGTTGGTACAATCTTGACAATGTAGAAGGCACTACTGTAGTATTTGATGCGAGCCTGAAATTAACTGGAACTGCACGTATAGACTATATTGGAACACATGGTTCAGAGATTGCAAGCGCTACATCTATAGCAACGCCAACAATAGATACAAGCGGAAACCTAGTAGTAGAGTTTTCGGAGGTAGTCAGTGACGGTGGGGGCGGTATAGACGACTTCACTATAACAGGCAGGACTCTCAGCAACTTTGTATTGGACGCAAGTGGTAATACACTCACAGCAGATGTGTCCCCAGTGTTTGAGGTAACTGACAATAACCCTGAAGTGGTCTACACCCAACCGACAGGAGGCTTGCAGACAGTAGGGGCTGTTGACGTACCTTCGTTCTCGCTTTTGGCAACCAACAACTCCACTCAGGATAACACAGCCCCTGTCCTTTCATCAACTACGGGTACAACTACTGGCGCGACAACAGCTACAGGTACAGTAGATACAGACGAAGGGAACGGTGACATCTACTGGCTGGTAGACACAAGCGATTCTACCAATCAAGCGGCAGTGCTAGGCACAGGTGCTACACAAGCAGTGTCGTCTACAGGTACTAAGATTGTCTCGGCTACGAGCCTTACGGCATCGACAGGGTATTACTTCCACTTCGTACATAAGGACGCAGCAGGCAATGACTCAGCAGTAGTTCACTCCCCTCTGTTTACTACAGACAGTTTAGCAGCACCGACGTTATTGAATGCTGCGATAAACGCAAGCGGTAGTAATCTAGCCCTTACATTCTCAGAAGCAGTACAAGAAGCAGGGAGTGAAGCAGCTGTTACATTAAGCAACGGGGTAACACTGGCAGCACCTTCAGGCTCAGGTACAAACACATTGACATTCGGTTTGTCTCCTTACGTTCAAGCAGGTGAAACCGTTACAGTGTCTTTCGCTGGTGGTGCAAACGTAATAGAGCAGAACGGTGGTGGTGTAGACGTAGAAGCCTTTGCAGGCTCTGCTGTAACAAACATATCCACAGCAATACCTCCCGCAATTACAGGAACACCTTCAATAAACGCGACAGGTACTCTGCTTACATTCTTCTTTGATGATTTGTTAGATAACCTGACAACACCTGTAGCTTCTCCTTTCTCATTAGCGGGGGGTGCGTACACGTTCACCAGTTCATCTTTAGTAGGAACGGGTGCTTCGTTTGTCATCAGCCCTGCTGTACAACAAGGGGATGTACTGACTCTGTCGTTTGTTGAAGCAGCTAATACATTCACCAGTACAACATCAGCACTTGCTGTTGAATCGTTTTCAGGTGTGGCAATCACTAACAACTCAACAGTTGTGACAGTGCCTCCTGTATTTACATTAGCCCCTGCTGTCAGTAAGACAACTATATCAGGCCACAGCATACGTCAGACTATTGATAAAGCGGGGACTGTGTACGGGGTGATGGTAGCAGCTGACAGTCCTCCTCCCACCCCTAGTCAAGTTAAAGCAGGAACAGACGAACAAGATGGAACACCTATCTCCGCAACCAGTGTAGCAGCTACAGCAGGAAACCCTTGTGTACTCACCTTCAGTGGCGGTGCCAAGAACACTGCCTATAATTACTACATCGTAGCAGAGGACACTGTACCAAACCTACAAGAATCTGTCGTCAAGGTAACAGCCACTACAGAAAACCTACTCTTCAATGGATCAGGCGGTGGTGGACTACCAGCAGCAGGGCCGAAGAAGAAAGTTAAGATGAAGTGGGAAGAGAGTAAGCGTAAGGGTAAGAAGTAATCGAATTTATCAGAGGTTAGTACAATGGCAGCACCAACATTTGCAAAAACAGATTTTACAATCCCAGAGGCTTTCTTCACAGGATCGCCTGCTGGCACAGCTATCGAACCTACGCGCACTCTTGGAGTGAAAGCAGGAGACAATGTTAAAACCCTCTTTGTAGGGTACATCCTAGATGAATACAACTCCGCTGGCATCACCGTTTCCAGCTTAACATTGAGCCTTGACACAATATACTACAGTGAAACTGTATCACCTATCTTTACATTTAACAGCAATTTTGGCACACAGGCCGCAGGGACCGGTACTACAACGGGTCTTGTAAACGTACTTGCAGCCTATGATGTGTCATCTTACCGTTTAGGCACAGGCCCACAGAATACTGTAACTTTTGAGGCCGATACAGTATTAAGCGGGGTGTCCTCTGCGACCTCCGCCTACTATACCATAATGTCAACAGGTGTATGTACTGATGCCTCTAAGTCAGCAGGGAGTGTGAACAACCTTGAGTATGAAGGGTACTGTGCTCTTCCTGACGCTTCTATTGTACATCTCTCTCTTGGGGAGATAAGCAGCTTTGCTACGTTCAATGCAAACCCTACAGGGACAGGGGCGACTACCCTCTTGAAGAATGCAGAAGGAGCCAACTTCAGTGTATGTGCTGTGGCAATGCCTACCGACAGTAATGGCGTGATGGCAAGCGGTTATGACTTACTTTCTGGCACGTTACGTACCTCCAGCGAATACTTCCTTACGTTCCGTAATACAGCAGGAGGTGGTGGTGGTGGTGAATCTTCTGTAATCTCTCATGAAATCATTAAGAGACTATAGGGCATGGTAGCTTTAGCTAGTACAATTACACGTAAGCACAGGGATGTCATCCAGCCTAAGAATGTATGGGGTGTGTACGATACACGTTATGCAGATCAGAAGGGTGTGTGCGAAGCCTACATGCGTGAGTGGGGCATCCCTATCGCCAACCTTGTAGGCGTAGACGGGCAAGGAAGGACAGAGGCTAATGTTTGGAGCACAGTAGGTGCAACGATTGCAGCAGCTATTCCTGCCAGCTGTCAGGGCATCTTTTGCTCACCTAGTATGAATGATTATGCTCTCGACTGGAACGGTTTGTTTATCCCTTTCTCTAAGTTCGTAGGGAACATCAGGATAATAGATAAGACACTGAGCCATCTTGGTTATACAGAGATGTCTTCTTTAACTTGGGCAGAGCTGGCGTTACTTCGCTATGTCCCTCATCCTACTTTTACTTCAGGCTTTGCATCTCTTGAGTTAGAGGACAGCTGGAACAGGAAGATAGTGGCATCAGGAGGAACGAGCACCGCAGCAGAGGGTGCATATTTTGGATCTAAAGAAGCGGCAGCTATTCAGGGTTTAGACACCTACCTTAACAACTACCAGCCAGCAACCTTAGAGGTAGGTGGGTTGCCTATATCCTCGTACATAGGGGACTGGGGTGATACAAGCCCATTGACACAAGAGCAGCTTGCTTTTGAATCCTATGTAGCAGACTTTAACTTAGGCAAAACTTTTGGACAGAACAAGCCATGGGATGTAATCCCTAGCTGGAGACTAGGCTGGGCTGACTCAAGAGCAGACGGCAGATTAACAGGTATAGATGCTTTTACAGAGGCAGACGCTACAGCTTTAGCAAAGAGAAGTAAGGCTACAAGACTCGGCTTAGAAGAACGTAAAGGCATGTCAAGCGTTATAGGTATAAACGAGGGGCCAGTAAGTGACTTCTGGTTAGGCTCTGGTTATTGGTGTACGTTCGATAGACTCTTGCTTGACCTTGGGTTTAGAGAAGATAGAATTAAGATGGGCTACTACACATCTTACTCAGGACTTAACGGAGCTACGTCGGGAAGCATACCAGAGGTTACAGGTTTTACACGCTACGACTTTGACAACATGGCTTATAAGTATGATGTAGGAGAACCTAACAGGGTTCTACCCATTAACGGAGAAAGCCTACCCTTCACTGTAGACAATTTCTTTTACGACGGCATGAACCGTAACACAGGTTTTGATACAAGCGTACCAAGCCCTACCTACTTCATAGAGGGCCATGCAGATCAGGTATACTCTGTAAGGAACGGAGCTGTAGGTTTCTCAACACCTAGCTACAGTAATGCCCAAGGCGGGTTCTTTATACAAGCAGGAGGTTGTGCTTATCAAGGGTCATACATGGAAACCTACGCTGACCAAAGCTCTAACAGTGCTAACAGCTTCTTCTTTAACCTCCTAAGAGGACATCAAGCAGCCACAGCGAGCCTTATGACTAACGGTAATATAATGTCAGAGGAAGAACTAATAGGGGATGGACTGGCTCAACCGTTTGCAAGACAAGCTCAAGGCTACCCTACTGGTGGATTTAACAACGCAGGTTTAACAGTAACAAAGGTTGACCGAAGAAAAGGACAACGTAACCCTATCACAAAAGTTAAGAGGAAATAGAAATGGCAACAGAAACAATAGCAAGCACAACATCTGGAGGTACATCTGCTGCCTACGTTACAGTAGCTGCTGGTGCAAGCATTCAGGTTTTTACAGTACCTAAGTTGGGCTTTAGAGAAACTGTAGATGTCATCCGCACACATGATGAGTCAGCAGATGTCATAGTAGGACGAGCACTAAGCGAGGGAGATCCCTCTGCTATTATCACAGGCCCAGGTAAGTTTAAGTTTGTGCTGTCAGCGACAGACACAGCAACCACTGTATACTACGACGCATAGGTAGAGTATGACCGAGATAAGCAGAGCAGCACAGGTAGCAAACTTAGCTAGTGAGATAGTTAGTGTTAAGGACTTTGGGGCTGTAGGGGATGGTGTTACGGATGATACTGCGGCTATTAACGCAGCTTCAACTTCCGCTGTTAACAATAATAAAATCTTAGTTTGTGGTGGCGTATCTCTATTAAAAGCAGATTGGGTAATCCCCGATGGCCTTACTTTTAGAGCTAATGGCTTGGTTATTACAAGAGTTTCTTCACAACCTAGTATTAACCACAACGTCGATATTGAAGGTGTTACATGGGATGCCCAAAATAATCAAATTGCCCTTGTTGTGACCGGTTATGACGGCTGGGTTTTATCAAAATGTAATTTTATTAACTCAACTAAGTGTGGTTTAGAGGGTGGTGCAGGTGATCCCCCAGAAGATTTTAAACTTATTAGTTGCACAGCTTCAAATAATGGATCTTCGGTAACTACAGAGGACAGTGGTATATTTTTATATGGCAAACGTGGTTTATTACTCGATTGTGAGGCTAATGATAATGACGGATCAGGTATAGTCCTAAGAAATAACTCAGCCCAACCTACTATTGATGTTCAGTTTATTAGTTGCCAAGCACATCGTAATACTAGACATGGTTTCCTGACTTCGATTATTGATATTACACCTCCTTGGACTAGAGCCACTGGGGTTAAGTTTTCAACATGTACTGCTAATGATAATGGAGATCAAGTAGGTTTCCTATACTCAGGTTTTGCATTACACGAGCTTGAAGATTCTGATGTTATAGGGTGTAGTGCTTCAGGTAATGGTGAGCATGGAATTACATTCCAAGATGGACGGTATAATAGATTATTGGGGGGAACATTCTCTAGTAATAATCAGTCAGGTCTTAGAGTACAAGGTAACTTTGGCAGGACTCAAGACTCAGAAACAGGAGAGCAAGGTTCTGTATTCAGTAATGCCCGTCTTGATAATAACGGAAATGCAGGTGTGGCAAGTAACACTGTTAACGGTGTGACTATACAGGCCAACTGTCAGAACAATACATACTCCAACCTTAGGTGTACTAACAACCTTGAATATGGTATACGATCTCAAACTAAATCTAGTTACACTGATAATAAGAATGAGATTATAAATAACTGTGTACTTACAGGAAACGGTATAAATAATGATGTTCAGGTAGATACAAATGGAGCACTAATGCGAGGTTCTTACTACTCGTCTTTTGGTTCTGATCTAGTTAAAAAGACGTTAGGAGGCGAGCAATCTTCTGTAGGGTTAGTTTCTCAGGACATATCAACAACAGGTTCCACTTTAGGTTTGATCAGTAGGGGCGAGATGTATAACTTGAGCTGGACGAATTCCTCAAGTATACAGTTGTCAAGTATATCGTCTGCGTGGGAAGGGCATAAAGTGTCGCTTATATTCGACGTAGTAGCTGGTGGGGGTGCTTTATCAATTCTTAATAGTGCTTCTATTGATCTAGGTAACACGTTATCGTCACCTTATGTGATCACTCAAGGTGATGTACTGACATTCGTTAGAATTAATAGTGTGTGGAAACTAATCAGCACAACCTAAGCAATAACATCAGGGGGCTTCGGCCTCCCCATAGACCTCTAGGCTATTAAACAAAACATAGGACAACAATGGCTAAAATTACATTAGATGATATAGTATCAGGTTTTAAGTCAGTCTCTAAAATCATAGCCAACTTTGGCAAGATAGAGACAGACCTAAACGATAAGGTATTATACCGAGACAACCCTACTGGTGAACCTAACCAGATGTTGAACCAGTTGGATATGAACAACCAACGGATTGTCAACCTGCCTATCCCTTTGAATGTAACAGAGCCAGTACCTCTTGGTTTGATTACAGGGGCTACAGCTATTGAGCCGTTCATCAGTACATTAGAGCAGACGTATGTAGCCACAGCTGGGCAGACACTGTTCACTATGACCTCCTCGTACGTGCTAGGTCTTGACAACGTAGCTGTGTATGTCAACGGTGTTAAGCAGAGTGCTTACACAGAGACATCTACAACTTCTATTACACTAGCTAACGGTGCTAACCTCGGTGATGAGGTGACGATTGTAGTTAATGAGAGGGCTGTAGACAGTAACACATACGTAGCAGGTAACGTACAGTACACGCCATTGACAGACCCTGTCACTACCGTACAGGCACAGCTGTTGAGCTTGGATGCACAGCTTCTGGATGTCGACAGTAAGCTGGCAGAGACTGTGAGTGTTAAGGACTTTGGGGCTGTCGGGGACGGTGTTACAGATGATACAGCTGCTATACAGGCTACTATAGATGCAGTTGCAGCACTAAATAATGGAGGTCTTGTTTATATCCCTACAGGTGTCTATCTCTTAACATCCTCTTTAATCTGGAAACAAAAAGTAAGTTTCGAGTTAGAGAAAGGAGCTATACTTCGAGCAGATAGCGCACTGACTACAACTGTTATAGATGTACCTACAGGATCTTCTAATAGGATTAGTAGGGTTAGCTTCAAAGGTGGACAAGTGGACTGCGCTTTTAATGCAGCACACGCTTTTCGGTTAAGAGATTTCCAACAGGTAGATATTAAAAATTTCGATATTGTCAAGTGCGATTTTCAAGCAATATACATAGGAGATGCAGGGCAATCTGCGTCTTGTTACGAACTTAATGTAAAAGACGGCTTCATACGGAGAGGGGATGTAAGCAACCCTATAACTACAGAGGCACCTTACGGGATTTATTCAGATACATCCGCTAACTTTTCAGATAGCTTTTTTGATTCAATAGTGGTCATAGGGTATAAGTACGGAGTCAGGGGTAAGTTTTTTAACTGCGATTTCACTAAAGTACACCCTTGGAGTAATGTAACGGCAGACGGGATAATGGATCAGGGCTTCTGGATAGTAGGGGATAACAATACATTAGTGCAATGTTATGCAGACAACTGGCAGACTTACGGCTTTAGGTTTGATGGTGAAAGGAACGTAATGAACGCTTGCAGAACATTGAGGGGTACAGACTTTACCGACAATACAGGCTCAGCTGTATACCTCGACTCTGGTGCAGAGCTTAACGCTAAGAACAACATACTACGAGCGTTTGCTGTAACCAACCGAATAGGTTTTGACTTTAGCGGGGATCTTACAAATCTTGTAGCAGAGGACAACTACAACCAGTACGTTGTGGCAGTGATAGGAAATAGAGGATCAGGGAAAGTTATTGCTTCTGCTGCTTTCACTACTAACGCAGGTACAGATCCTACTGTAGAAAAAGAATACCAATGCCTTGTGACAAGAACAGCAACAGGTGATTACACTTTAACTTTTGCAAACACACTTCCTAACGATGATTATACGTTTGTAGCAACTACATCTGAGTCAGGTATTGCAGTAATAAGAGGTCAGACGCAAAACACAACAACATTAAGAGTTCAATTTTATGATAAGGCTACGGCAGGGTCTTTAGTAGACCCTGTTAAATGCAGAATATCTGTAATAGGTCAATAGGACAACAATGGCTAACAAATTTAAAGACGACGTAACAGGCAACCTTCTAACTCAATCATTGTTCTTGGAGCTGACATACGGCAACACAGACAATGCTTTGTACACCTTGAAGGAAGACGACTACGAGCACAACGGTAAGCAATACCTGTCCATCAAGAAGCTATACCTCGAGATAGCAGATCCGACAGAGTATGAGTTTGCTAAGAAGTGTTTCGATAGCTGGGCGCATTGGAAGCGTCTGTGTGAGAAGACCACCAACCTACACCCCTACATCGCTGCATGGAGAGAGGAGCTTGAGGTTAAGCTACGCTCACAGGGCGTGAGAGGCGTTATGCTGGAAGCATACAGTGAGGGCAAGGGGTCACTACAGGCTGCCAAGTGGTTGGCCGACAAGGGCTGGACAGAGAAGCGTACAGCAGGTAGACCTTCTAATGAAGAGTTGGCAGGTGAGCGTAAGCAACGTGCTAATATTAAACAAACTATGGAAGACGACCTAGCAAGGATTCGCGGTGTCCACTAAAGACGAGATACGAGAGCTGGCGCTTAATGATCTTGGTACATTCGCAGCTTTAGTAAACCCTAAGTATTTGTATGGAGACATACATAAGAAAGTATTCAGATGGTTGATGGATGAGGAACATCCTAACCAGCTGCTACTACTGCCGCGTGGACATTTAAAGAGTCATTGTCTAGCAGTGTGGGCAGCATGGTGGGTGACTAAGCACCCTGAGACAACCATCTTATACATATCAGCTACGGCTGACCTAGCGGAGACACAGCTCTACGCTATAAAGAACATGATAGGATCTCCAGTGTATCGGAGGTATTGGCCTGAGATGATTGCTCCTGAAGAGGGCAAGCGTGAGAAGTGGGCCACTACAGCTATCGCAGTAGACCACCCGACGAGGAAGGAAGAAGGCGTAAGGGACTACACTATTCGTACAGCAGGCTTAACCACGAACACCACTGGTTGGCATGCTGACATAATAGTGCCTGATGATGTGGTAGTGCCAGATAATGCCTACACAGCAGACGGACGCAAGAAGACAGCTGCGGCTATGAGCCAGATGGCATCTATCCTGAACACAGGCGGGATGACCAAGGCATGTGGTACACGTTACCACCCCGCAGATCAGTACAACGTATGGAAGGGACAGGTGGTTCCCGTATACGACGAGAACGAAGAGATCATAGACGAGCAGCCACTGTGGACTATTATGGAAGAAGTGGTAGAGACAGAGGGTGAGTTCCTCTGGCCTCGTGCAGCAAGGGATGACGGTAAGGCATTCGGGTTTAACAAGAAAGAGCTGGCACGTATCAGTGCTATGTACTCGGATAGGACTCAGTTCCACGCACAGTATTACAACGATCCTAATGACCCTGAGTCTAACAGACTTGACTACACTAGGTTCCAATACTACGACAAGCGCCACTTAACTAACCAGAGTGGCAAGTGGTTCTACAAAGAGATGGTGTTGAATGTCTATGCAGCTATAGATTTTGCATACACCATCAATGCTAAGTCTGACTTCACAGCCATAGTTGTGATAGGCATAGCAGCAGACGGACACATATACGTACTAGACATAGACCGATTCAAGACAGATAAGATTAGTGTGTATTACGATAAGATTAGTGAGATGCACGTACGATGGGGATTCAGAAAGCTACGTGCTGAGGTAACAGCAGCACAGAGTATCATCGTAGGGGATTTAAAAGACCGCATACGTGTCAACGGAGACAGCCTCTCTATTGACGACCACCGCCCTAACAGACATCAGGGTAGTAAGGTAGAACGTATGGCTGCTGTCCTTGAGCCACGCTATGAGAACCTCTCAGTGTGGCATTACAAGGGTGGGTACATCCCAGCATTAGAAGAAGAATTAGTATTAGCACGACCACAGCACGATGACATAAAGGATTGCTTAGCCTCTGTAATTGAGATAGCTATCAAGCCTAAGCAACGTACAGGTCTGAAGAGAGAGAACAGTAATGTGGTTAAATTTAACGGACGCTTCGGTGGGGTTTCATTTAGATGATTGAAGATCGCGTATTAGAACTAGAAGGTGTATTGTCACCAGATGACTTGTCTGCTAACATCACACAGCAGTGGGACAACTGGAACAATCAGCGACGTGTATGGCTGGATGAGAAGCAGGAGATCCGTAACTATGTATTCGCTACGGACACAGCTACCACCACCAATGCTTCCCTACCATGGAAGAACAAGACTACCCTGCCTAAGCTATGTCAGATCAGGGACAACCTACACGCCAACTACAACAGTGCATTGTTTCCTAATGATGACTGGATGAAGTGGGAAGGCTACACTCTGGATGCTGAGGAGATTGAGAAGAAGAAAGCAATCCAAGCATACATGAGTAACAAGGTACGTGAGAGCGATCTACGCACCACTACCAGCCGATTGATCCTAGACTACATCGACTACGGCATAGCCATTGCTGATGTCATCTGGGTAGATGAGACGAAGGAAGACCCTGAGACAGGTGAGGTTATCCCTGGATATGTAGGCCCGCGTGCTGTACGTGTAAGCCCAGAGGATATTGTATTTGATCCCCTAGCTACAGACTTCAGCAAGAGTCCTAAGATTACACGCACCATCAAGAGCTTTGGTGAGATAGAGCTACAGGCAGCACACAGCAACGACCCTGAGTTCCAAGCTGCTGTTAAAGCATCGGCTGAGATACGTGCCAATCACAATGGTTACTACAGCTCAGATGACTTCAACAAGGCACAGGCGTACAGTGTAGATGGCTTCGGTGATCTATATGAATACTACGGCAGTGGTTACGTAGAGCTGCTAGAGTTTGAAGGCACCATGTACGACAACGAGACAGGACAGCTGCTAGACGATTACATCATCACCATTATGGATCGCACCTCTGTCATTCGTAAAGAGCCTATCCCAGCGTGGAAGCGTGGAGGATACAAGGTGATGACCACATGGCGTAAGCGTCCAGATAACCTGTATGGCATGGGGCCGTTGGACAATCTAGTGGGCTTACAGTACCGAGTAGATCATCTTGAGAACCTCAAGGCTGACATCGGTGATATGATATTAGCACCCCCTATCAAGATCATTGGGGATGTGGACGAGTTTGAATGGGCACCCTTTGCAGAGATATACGTAGGGGAAGGTGGAGATGTACAACCTATGGCTCCAGCAGCACAGGCATTCTCAGCCAACTTCGAGATAGACCGTATCCTCAATCTAATGGAGGAGATGGCAGGAGCACCTAAGCAGGCCATGGGCATCCGTACACCAGGCGAGAAGACAGCCTTTGAAGTACAGAGCCTAGAGAACGCAGCAGGTCGTATCTTCCAAGAGAAGACCACACAGTTCGAGATAGAGCTATTAGAGAAGCTGTTGAACAATATGCTGGAAGTAGCTAAGCGTCACTTCAATGGAGCAGACGTTGTCCGTATCATGGACGATGATCTAGGCGTGACAGAGTTCATGAAGATCACTAAGGAAGACATCACAGCTAAAGGTAAGCTACGCCCTGTTGGTGCTAGACACTTCGCTGCTAGAGCACAGTTGCTACAGAACCTCAGCGGTGTAGCCAACAGTCAGATCTGGCCTGGAATATCTAAGCACATCTCTAACAAGGCACTAGCTAAGTTAGTAGAGGACAGCCTACAGCTACAACGCTTTGAACTGTTCAGTGATAATGCCCAAGTGTTCGAGGAGGTTGAGACCCAACGCTTCGTACAACAGGCTCAAGAAGATCTAGCAGTAGAAGCACAAACGCCAATAGAGGGTGAAGATGAAAACCCGATGGCTTAAAGATTATAAAGAATCTGAGAAGGCAGCAGTTAAGCAGCAAGTAAAGAATGCTAAGCTGGTGCTGGACAGACTGACCGAGCTGTTACAGGAGGATCTGGACACAAGCGTGAAGGAGATGTCATCTCGTAAGCACTTTGACAGTAACTCTTGGGAAGACAAGATGGCTCACTATCTAGGAGAGCAGACCGCTCTTCGTTCTATCATGAGTCTTATAGACATAGAGGAAAAGTAAATGAATGACCAAGTTAGTAACCCTAACGGTGAACTCAATCAACAAGTGCCAGCCGACCAAGCAGCACCAACTGATGCACCAGTTGAACAAAGTGTGCAAGTTGATCCTAATAGTTTGTTTGCTGACCAGCTCTCAAGCATTACGACCGACGATGGTAGGCAGAAGTATTCCGATGTACCAACAGCTTTGGCTTCCATCCCTCATGCACAAGGCCATATCAGTGAACTCACTAATAAGGTTAAAGAGCTAGAGGAAGAAGTAGCTAAACGTCGAGGCGCAGAAGAACTGCTTAATAGTCTACAACAGTCACAACAGCAAGTTACGGAAGCACCCTCCGTTACAGGGCTTGATGAGACTGCGGTACAAAACGTAGTTAATAACATACTACAATCAAAAGCCCAACAGGACGTAGCTGAAACTAATGCTACATCTGTACGTAATGCACTAGTGGCTAAGTTTGGGGAAGCAGCTTCGGTTGAGTTCCAAAACAAAGCTAACGCATTAGGCGTAGATGTTGGTCAACTTACTGAGATGTCTAAGCAAACACCTAACATAGTTATGGAATTGTTTAATACACAAGGTGTACGAGATCCACAACCCACTACAGGCAGTAGTGTAAATATCTCGTCACGCCCAGTGGAGAAAGCACAACCTGACTATATGCGTAAGTTCTCGCAAGGTGATACTACGACATCTGACAAGTGGGCCGCTGCAAAAGCTGAAGCAATGTCTAAACTAACTTAACGGAGAAATACAATGGCTATCACTAGCTCAAGTAACCCCGCCTTCATTGAGGCGACACAGTATTCGACTTTCATCTTGCAGAATCTGCATGATGGTTTGCTTCCGAATGCTTTTTATCGTAACGTGACTGACTTCCCTAACGGAACCACTCTCAATATTAAAACCATTGGTAGTGCAACCATTCAGGAAATTACTGAAGACGAAGACATCACTTACAACCCAATCGAATCTGGTAATATCCAGCTTCAAATCAGCGATTACATCGGTGACGGTTTCTATGTGACTGACATCATGCGTCAAGACGGTGCTCAAGTAGAGCAGTTGTTGGCAATGCGTGCGTCTGAAGGTACTCGTGCTATTCAAGAAACTTTTGAGTCACGCTTCCTTGAAACATTGAACAACAGCCAAACAGCTGGCGCGACCAACGCAATTAACGGTTTTGCTCATCGTCTTGCTGGTAGTGGTACTTTGGTACAGATGAAGGAAGAAGACTTAATTGATATGCGCCTAGCTTTTGATAAAGCTAACGTGCCTATGAATGGTCGTATTGCTTTGGTTGATCCTATTGTTGCTGCAACATTCTCGAAAACTATCCAGCTGACACAAGCTGCTGGTATTGGTTCTTCAGGCCCGTTGTTCCAACAGCTTGTTAAAGATGGTTTTGACAAGGATCACAAGTTTGTTACTGAGATCCATGGCTGGTCTATCTGGACATCTAACCGCCTACCTTCGGTAGCTGCTGGTGTTTCTATCGACGGAAATAAAAATGTTCCCTCAGAAGGCGGCATCGCTAACATCTTTATGTGTGTAGCTGATGACCAGTGCAAACCAGGAATGGTAGCTTGGAGACAAACTCCTTCTACTGAAACAGATCGTGACATTAGTAAAGGCCGTGATGAGTTTGTTACTAAAACTCGTTGGGGTGATGGTGTTCAGCGTCAAGACACGCTGGGTGTTGTTGTTACTTCTGCCACTGCAACTGCTGACTCATAGGAGAATAAATAATGTCATATCAAAATAGCCCCTTCGGTGGGGTAGGTAACTTAGAGAAAGACCAAGCTGGCGGTAGTGCTTCGCCTACATCAGCCCACTACGGTATTCGTGATACCGAAGCTGGTGTTGTATCTGGTGGTAAGGTTGCTGGTAACGGTGGTACAGTTAAGGAAGCGGTAGTGTATATCACTGGCGACGACTTCAACGGTACTACTTCGTTTGCCACTGACCTCGTACTACCTGCTGGTAGCATCGTTGTCAACTGTGTTACAGAAATTACTGAAGCCTTTACTCTAGGCAATGCTGATAATATCTTCAGCATCGGTGATTCTGCTGACCCAGCTGCAAACGGCTTTGCTGTAGCACAGCCAGACGTAGCTGCTATCGAAATTGATGCAACAGGTGGTGGTACTTACGTACCTACTGCTGCATTAGCAGCTGACAGTGCTGTATCTGTTCTTGTATCAGGTACAGCTGCTGCGGTTACTGCTGGTAGTGGTCGAGCACGAGTTGTAATTCGTTACTCACGATTCAGCTCAGCGCAAGACGGTAGTTAAACCAAATGGACTGTGGGGAGGGGCGCA